AAAGGAGATAAATTATGGGAATTGATATGGAGCTTATGCGCCGCAAGCTCGCAACTTTGCGCGGTGAAAACACTAACGGAAACTCTGTCTGGTTTAGGCCAGATGAGGGTGATACGGATATTCGTATCGTTCCAACGAACGACGGAGATCCATTGAAGGAGATGTTCTTCCACTATAATGTAGGAGATCATCGCGGAGGCATTCTTTGTCCAAAGCGCAACTTTGGCGAGCATTGTCCCATTTGTGAATTCGCTTCTACGTTATGGCGTGAAGGAAGCGATAACAACGATGAGGAAAGCAAGAAGCTGGCAAAGTCACTCTTTGTTCGCACTCGCTATTTCTCACCAGTCGTTGTAAGGGGTCGAGAGGAAGAAGGTGTTAAGATCTATGGCTACGGCAAGCAGGCTTACGAACTTCTTCTGGGTTATATCCTAGATCCCGAGTATGGAGATGTCACAGATATCAATGAGGGTACGGACATCACTCTTACTTATACTAAGCCGACTAAGCCCGGTGCGTATCCTCAAACAAACCTCAAGATGCGTCGTAACACATCGGCACTGCTGGAAGATAAGGATGCGATCTCCGCCCTCCTTGATGGCATGCCCGACTTTGATTCTCTATTCGAGCGTCAAACTCCAGCGCAGATCGACGCGATTCTTGATGGACAACTCGCGAGTGATGGTTCCGCTGAGAGTCGTTCATCAGAAACTGCCAAGTATGGAAGCGCTGATAACAGCGTTGACAAAGCTTTTAGTGAGCTAATGACTGGTAAGTAATTGAGGTTAGTCCCGCAGGGAGGCATGGGGAACAGATGCCTCTAATTTTAAGGGTTTCTATAAACGCTTGGTGTACCGCGCTTTCAAAGAACTGCTGTGGGGGCTATTATAGCCCCACACCATGTAGAGCAAAAAGCTGTAATTTAGAACATCAATACTGCCAAGAGCATCAAAAACTATTAGGAGGGAAAATTGGCAAGAAAGGCACAAAAAACAAAGCCAGGTCGTGTAGCAATGCTAGATCTGATGAAGATCGTTAATAAGAAGGCCGGCAGAAATGTTGCCCACGATTTAACTGGCTCAAATCCAACACAAGTAAAGGAATGGATTCCTACTGGTTCACGCTGGTTGGACTCTATTATTTGTCGTGGACGAGTAGCTGGTATCCCCGTTGGGAAGACCACAGAGCTAGCAGGATT